GTCATCGAGGTGAGTGAGTAAACGGCCTAATTCAGCGTTGGATCCATTGAGGTAGACATTCTTATGCTGATCTTCCTGGTACTTGTATATGCTTCTGCTAGCATTCCTCTCTCCGGAATCAAAAATGAAGATGTTCACTCCGGCAAGGTTAGCCAAGGATCCTTGCATTAACAATACACCCTCTGCCAATATTGAATCCACAGGATCAGGATTTGCATAATAAGCCTTCAGCTGGTTGTATGTTGCCTGTCCAACCAAGTTTATCATCTTGTTTTCAGGCTCCCTGAATGAAAACTCATATTGTTCCAGGCGATTTGCGCTCCCGATATCAGGTACATATTTTCTGAGGTCTTCCGATGTGGTAAAAAAGTCTGTAATCATCTTTTATTTACGTTTTTTGCAATTCTTTTGCTGAATTCTGTATTTGTACGATGCTATTTTGCATTTGAGTTATACTTTGAGCCACATTATTCATTGTATTTTGAAGGCGATCATTAGGTGCAACATCCTCCTGCTTAGCCGGCACCTCATTATAGAATCCAACCCTCCAGGAGTCTAAGTATAGATTTGGGAAATTAATCCGGATAGCTGTATTAAATGCCTCTGTGCAAATTTGCTCTGCCAGGGTAAGGTTGTGCAGATAGATGAGATAATTGTAGTATAGATCTGATCCGGATTTAGAGATAATACCATCTTTTGAGATGGAGGAGATCGATGCATCAACTCCTTTAGCTGCTAGTGTCACCTCATCAGCCCTTTTATCGTTATCGTTGAGAGTGGAGATGTATTCCTTATATTTCAGGTCGATGGGCTCTAGTTTCCATGCTGCAGGACTTCCTTCTTCGGTGGTATAAGCATAGGTAGCAAATAATTTACCCTGATTATCCGCGCCGGAGAGGAAAACGCTTAGTTTTTGCATCTCAGCCTTAATATACTTGTTTAGGGAGCTTTGTGAGAATTTTGTTCCAATATCAACACCATTTGGTTTCAATAAAGTGCTGCCGGCATCTGATAATTCCTGATTTTCATCACAGTATTCTTTCAGCATTTGTGTGGTAGCATCGAGCCATTCTCTTGGAATGATCAGGTGTATTTTTGCCGATAATGAGTTCTTTAAAAATGAGTTAATATACCGGGGATTGCGATTCATACCAACCAACCACTCCTTTATGCCGGCATAGTATTTATTTTCACCATAAATCTTCCCAACAGAGGCGTTTTTATGGTAAGACATCGCAACTGGAGCATTGAGAGGGCTATTTGGCATGAAACGTTCGTAAATCTTGAAATTTCTTGCATTTCCAAACTTCCAGTTCCCCACAATGATCTTATCGAAGTCAGAGTCTTCCGGATCATCAGCAATGGTGATATCTTTTGAGGTAGCCAGGCGACATCTGCGATTATCCACATACTCGAGTCCTATAATAGGCATTTCACCGCCCGTCCGCCTTGATTTTGCGTATCGCCACTTGATAAAATAGTCCTCAAAATAATAGAAATCACGAATTATCTTCATCATAACCTGGGAAGAGGAGTCCTGAAGTCCATTTATCTGCCAGGAATCGAGCCACTTCTGTATTTCCTTCTGTTCTTCCCATTGCTGTATGGGCTTACCGTCTTCTATGACTTGCTTGAAAGGATATAGGCCCTTACCATATTGGATCCTTACCTGTTTTTCAATAAGTTCAGGCAATAGTCGGTTATTCCCGACCATAAGCTGGATCTCTTCAGGTAAAAGATTGTTAGTGCCCTTAATAAGCACCTTATTATCACCCACGGTGTAGATGATTGGCATACGTAAATTGGATATCTGATCAGTATCTATTACACCAGGTGTTGTATCCGCACCTACCTGAAATGATATGAGGTTACTACTATCCTCGTAGTAGCCAATGTTATTGTTTAGTTCAAAATTCATCATTAAACCATTTTACTTTGATCAATTTGTTATCTGGAGGGAAGCCGACAAAGCGTATAAGCACACGGTAGCAGGTCTTCTGGTTGCCATCCTTATCTTCAAACAGGAAGTAGTTGTCTGAAGGTATCTGGAACCTATCCTGTGGTAATTGTGCACGAACCTTGCAATGCTCACGAACCTGCAGTGTAGGCACTGCTATTCCCTTTGTTCTATTATAAGGAAAGAACGCTATTGTGAACTCACCATCGGGTAGCTTGCATATCTCCTGCATTGTTCTAATTGCATCTATTCCCTTAATGATTTCCATGTAAGCTAAGATCGTAGTAGATGGAGAGAAGGCAAAGGACACAACAAGCATGCAATGCATAGCAGTGGAGTAGGGTTGAGTGTGCATACCTGATGGCAGCACCATTCTCCTGGCCATGCAGGTGAATATCGCTGAACTGCACGGTCTGTCATATATCCGGCACTTTCAGTTTTACGCATGGCAATCTCACCATTTAGCGCGGCGGTGAAAGAAGATATTTTTTCAAAAAATATTGAGTCAAAAAAGTTGGAAAAATTTGAAACTGAGCAAAAAAGTATAAGCACAATGTTAAAAACCCTATTAAATCAATAGGTTTTTGTTGTAAATCATAACAGTTTTTAGTTAAGATGTCATACTTGGAGGTATGGGGGTTCCTCTTTTCATTTCTCCAGGTAACTGATTTGCGAATAATCCGAAAATAAGATAGGTGAGGGCGGAGGGTATCTGAGGTGTGAGTGCTGCCTGGTACTGCAAAGCAACTTTGCGTTCACTGGTTTTATCCATTTCGATTTTTCCATCTTCACGCTTTACTGGGGTGAGATGGATGGCGGATACCAGGTTGGAACATTCGTTGGAATCAATTCTTATCCTGGTAGTGAATTTCATTTGCTCAGAAAGCAGGATCCGGAGTAAATTATAGTGCTCATAATAGTAAATAGTTCGCTGTTTTTCTGTCTTTAGATCTACTCTGAAGTTGTATGACTCAAGTTCTTTTTTCAACATTCGAGAGTCTGTAGTGATCTTATCTCTCATTAATTTTGATTGATTTCCAGCACGGTCGGCATAAAGAATGATTTTTTTGTTTTGCTGATAAGGACCGAAAAACGACCAAACCAATCTTGCCAATTCATCCTGTGCTTTAGGATGAACACAATGGAATGTCTTAATTACCCTGAGTTCATTATCATTCTTCTTTTCCTGGGCAATGGCAATGGATGTAAAGTGTCCCGGATCATATCCAATCAATAGAGGAAGCTTGGGATCATAATGCTTTAGGTATTGAGCTGTTAAGGTAAATGTATCCCGTAGATCTAGCTGCAACATAGAGTTATAAATATAGCTATCGTCGAAGGTGTGGATCTTCTTATCAAATCCACCGAAGAACATATCAGTAACTCTATTTGGCCGGATGTTGCATATCGCAGCAAGAAACTCATGCTCATCCATGGTGTCTAAAAGCATCTTGAAGTACTTGGTACCCAGGATATCCTTATTTACAAATGTGCTGGCCTTGATGTAATAGGTAGAAAGCTGCCTTTGTTGAGCCAATATTGGACTATAGTAAGCATTCTTCCTCGCTTCAGTTTGAATTTTCAGTTTTAGTTTACGCCTCTTCTCTGGATCCTTTTCATTTTTAAGTTGGTCTTGAAACTTTTTTGATCTGAGTTTAGAACCATTCACATAGAGCGCGGTGCTTACAATATCAGCAAGGAGACTTTCATCTACATTACCTTCATATTCTTGGAACCAGTCATCTTCACCCAAGTCTACCCGGGCTGTATCTGAAACACCGGTGATTCCTCCATAATATGCGCTCAGTCGCGTTTTGCCAGTTCCTCCTCTGAGTCCCGGGAAGATCCTGGTCTTGATCTTTTCACCTGCACTATGTTTCAATTCTTCAGCGAATACATGCACTCCGGATCTACCGGCAATACTCTCAGGTTGATCGGTACTCACCAGCTGGAAGTTGTGCCCGGTGTATAGCACTAAGGAGTGCTTAGGATAGGCAATAGGATAATTGGGTTTGCTGAAATGTTTCGGTAGATTCTTCTCTCCAATTATAAAGTGTTTGCCTTCTTCCATTCCAATTTTACTAAAGAATGAAAGTATGTTTGGGATGATATTCGACAGAAGAGCTGTGTATGTTTTATGTGCCAGAAAAGACAACTCACCAGGCATATCCGTTCCAACTCTTACCATACGTGGGCCAAAGATACCCTCTGTTTTACCTGCACCTCTAGCTACTTCAGCAATCAATATATTGGAATCTATTACAGTCGCTTTGATCTGCATTGTATTCATATACAGATCCTCGAATGAATCGACGCGCTCAGTGATATTGCTATTATTCTGTTCCATCTATATCTTCAAACTCAATGTCCTGGATCTCAGCATCAGCCAATAACCTCTTTTTTGCATCCTTATCGATGGAGAGATTATTTATCATCTTAACATAATACCCATCGGTAGCTTTTTTAGATATCTCCAGCATGTTTTTATTTGGATATCCAAGAACCTCTGGTGATATTTTGTTGGTGATAAGAAAATCAGGAAGCTTCATGTCACTCATATTGAGAGCTGAATTGGCTTTTCGTCTCAGCTCGTTTGCTTTCTCCAGGAACCGGCCGGCTTCTGTAAGTTTGTCCTGGGCGATGGCAAGCTTCATTAGATCCTCAAACTTATCTGCAGCATTGCGATCCCATATCTCCTGAGGAAGATTGTGATCCACATCGAAGTATTCCATTGCCTGGAAGATGCGAGCTTTGCAGGTTACTATATTCAGTTTGATACCCTGATTTGCGAGTACCCTAAGTTTCAATTTCTTGGCAGCTCTTGTGGTATTGCGTTCAGTCTCCCATATCTCAGAAGACCACTGGATCTGCATAATGAATTCCTTCATTTCTACTGCAATTGCAGCTGACTGGCCCGTCTCCAGAAAGTTGAAAACGATATCAGGATGAAGGGAATCGAGTATTTCTATGTTAGATAAAACTGTCATATATCGAATAGATCTCGTTTTAAATCCTTTATCTCTCTGTAGTACTTTCTTTTTCCTTGTTCCATAATAGCCATAACGTCGCCGTTTTTAAGC